AGCATATAAGTACCCATTCGGATTTCATCCTCAGGACATTCGGGAAGTTTAAAATACTTCATTTTCATAAGTGTATAAATCTCCTACATCTATAAGTATAGATACAAATTGTTGAAAGTCAAGAATATTTTAATGATGACACCAGAAGCTCGAGCTTCAGGCAGGACTTTGTGTAGCCAATATGTGCTTTGCGTATGTGTTATTCTTAAATATATAATCTAAAACAACCCGCCGACTCCGACTCCGACAAACCAAAACCGACATTTAGCGAGTTGCTTTTTTATTTAGAGAGCGACCAAGAGAGAGAGGTGGGTAGATTATATTCCCATATCCGAATTAATATATAAAATATATAGTATTTATTGCATACATTTTGTTGACATTTATATTTTTGACCTTAGTATTAAAGACTAGGAGATTATATATTATGTCAACACGAAGTTTGATTTGTTATGAGGATGAACAAACAAAAGAAATATCCTCAATCTATTGCCATTTTGATGGCTACCTAGAACATAATGGCAGAATTCTAAATGCACATTATAAAGATTTTGTAACTGTTAAAGAATTAGTAGATGGTGGCAACATACGTTGTCTATCAAATACTATCGAAGATACTGGGTATTATAAAGACTTAGAAAACAGAGGTGGTTCAGAAGACCAGGAGAGAACTCAAACACACCTTAACCAATATATGTTATTTGACTATTTAAGAGCTGACATATTTATTGAGTGGGTTTATTTATTCAAGGATGGAACTTGGCACTATTCATATCTAATTACAGAAAAACATAAACAAGGAACTATGGAACAACATTTAGATATGTCTAATGTTTCACATTCTTGTTGGAGATTACTCAAACTTGCAGACGAAGTTCAAGAACAAACAGAAACAAGGAGTGATAATGCCTAAGATAATTACTAAAAAATTTACAATTTATGACCACGAAGATTTACAGAAAGATGATGAATTGTGCAACAAAATATATGAGAAGTTTTGGTTGGATAGCAACAACACTAATCCTTGGGGCAACGAAAATATAAAAAGTTTTGAAACTTTTGCTAAAAATTTATACATGATATTAAAGTACGAACTATCCGATAATATAGATGGTGATTACAGAGATTATATAATCCTAACACCTGAATATGAATTCTATGCAGAAATAGACAACAAAAACTACAAAAAGTTGTTAAAAAACTATAAGGGTATTGGCTATTGTATGTGCGAAGACCTAAAAATATTCACCTTAAAACTATTAGATAAAAAAGAATATAAAGTTTTAGATGAAAGTTCTACTTACAAATTTAAACAAGAAATAGAACGTAAAATGTTACGTTTGTGGAGAGCCGATAATTCTCAACATTTTTCTAAAGAGAATTTTTTAGAAGTTGTAGAAGGTAACGATTACAAATTTTACGAAGATGGTACTTTATATAAGGAGAGCGAAGATGAAACTAACTAGCAATAACTTAGAAAAGATTTTTAACTATATAGAATCTCAATTAGAGGATGGTGACGGCAGAGGAGAATTTGATAAAGAAACTTCAATCTTATCAGCAGTTGATAGAACTATAGAGATGTTTAAAGAGAACGAAGAGAGGAGGAAAAATGAGTAAAGATAAAAGGAAAGATTATTGTGTCACTTTTAAACGTGCTGTAATTGATGTAGAAGTTCTTGATTGTATAGATGAACATGAGGCTATCGCCTATGCAGAAAATAAGATAAAAGAACTTGATTTCGACTTTGAATTAGAGGCTTATGAAATCAGCTCAGACAGTGGTGGCCATGGTTTTGAATTAGAGGAAGAATGAGTAAAGTAATTATAGAATTGGAGTTTGATAATCGTAAGAATAATTATCAAATAACTGATGCAGAAGTTTACAATTATCTGAATGAGTTAATGAAGAATGATTGTTTGAGTTATGAAATCAAGGACAAGGGAGATGAATGATGACACTATTTAATATTTACTATCACGATAGTTGCGGCAATACAGATTTAGTTGCCACTACTAACAATCCAAGTAAATGGTTACAAGTCAATAATCAACAAAGAATTGGTGATGGCAACGAGCCTGAAAAACTTGAAGATTTTGAAATCCAAGAAACTAATTCATTTATTTTCGAGGAGATGAATGATGAGCATTAAGAAAGTAGAAATAAAATTAGTTGTAGATGTTGATACAACTGATGATTTTATATGTCCTAGTGGTAATCCCTTAGAACATAACGTTGTATTAAATACGATAGAAAGTGATTATTTTTTAGAGCCAGTAAGTGTATTAGAAATTAAGGAGAGAGAAGATGAAAGTTAAAGACCTTATAAAGACTTTAAAAAAGTTTGACGATAATGATGGAGTAATTTTCTATCATTTGGATAACTACGACCTGAAAGAATGTCAGTTAGAAAGCATTTTAAAAACTGATGATGATTTAGGTGTCGAGATAACAATAGAGGAGATGGAAAGATAATTTATGAACATAAATTTACATAGAGAACACAAACGAGCAATCAGTCAATGGATAACGGGTGTTATTCGTTGGTGTTGAGTGCATTAAATTTCGAGAGGAAATTATGACTAAGAAAATAATAGGCGAGAGCCTAGTTATCAACCGACCAAATTTCGCTATGTCGAAACTGACGGTTGAGGGATTAACTCCTTTAATTCAAAATAAAATGAAAGAGGCGTTAATTAAAGAAATGGAAGATGTGCGTTCAGGTAAGGCTAATAAAGTCAATGCCAAAAGAACTGCTATCGACCCGAAGAAAGAATATCTAAAATCCGCTTATCAACAAGAAGGTGGTGGTTTTGGATTTCCAGCGTCAGCATTTAAACAATGTGCTGTAAGGGCAGGTAAAGCTCTAGGTTTGGCTATGACAGACGCTAGAACTTTATTTTTTGTTCTACCGACGGCTCCTGATGGTGAGTGTGTTTCTATAAAGAGCAAGAAACCTATACTCAGGAAAGACCCCGTTAATGTGAAAACAGGTAAAGATTTAAGATTTAGACCTGAGTTCAGAGATTGGACTGCTGAATTGCTTGTTAAGTATGACAAAGATAGAGTCACACTTGAACAAGTTGCTAATTTACTAGACCACGGTGGTCAAACCGTTGGTGTAGGAGAATGGAGACCTGAAAGAAATGGCACATTCGGAATGTTTAGAATTAAAACTGATGGGAGAGTAAATGAAAGTAAGTCTTAAACCTAAGAAGATTAATCTTAAACAAGAACTTACTAATGTCAAAGAAAAGTATGGGTCGTTATCGGCTCATACTGTCTTGGCAGAGGCTAAGAAGAAATCTAGTCCTTTACATAAATTTTTTGAGTGGGACGATAGTATTGCTAGTCACAAGTGGCGTTTGCACGAGGCTAGAATGTTAATCGCTACTGCAAAAGTGTATGTGAATGAACAGGTTTCTCCTGATACCGTCAGAGCATTTGTAAGTTTGAAAACAGATGATGGCAGAAGATTTGTCGATACATCTGAGGCTATGACTAATGAGGATTTGGCTCTTGAATTATTTGATGGTCTTAATAATAGAATGTCAAATATAAGAGACCAATTAATTAGCTTTGGTGTTTATCAAGGCACAATTAAAGACTCATTAGAACAAGCTATGAAACCGATAGCTAAACAAAAGGCTAAGTTAGAAAAAACAAATCGTGATTCTAACTTAACGCCTAAGTTGGCTTAAAGTTTACGCTGAACGAGTTTGGCTGATTGTCAGTCCCCATATTTCTAAGCTAAACTCGTTTATGCGTCGCTAGGCAGTCGTGGTATCGTAAGGTGGGTTGCGTTAAGTTGGGGTTGGTTATGGCAGTCGGGGTTAGTTATGTCGTGTTCCGTTTGGGTGCGTCAGTTATGGCGGGGTATGTGTCGTTCTGTTCCGTTTCGGTCAGTTGTGTCATGTCGAGGCAGTCCAGGTGGGGTTGGTTGCGTTCTGTCACGTTGAGGCAGTCGTGGTAACTCTTGGCAAGGAGAGGCTCGTTACGTCATGTTCGGGTGAGTTAAGTTCAGGCAGTCTAGGAGAGGTTTGTCAAGGTGTTTCAAGTTGAGTTATGGTCTGTTGGGGCAGTTGTGGTTTGGTCTTGTGGGGAACGGAGAGGTAAGTCTCGTTGAGGTCGGGCAGGTATGGAAGTATAATAAAATAACAATTTTGGCTAGGGCTAACCCTATCCCCCTATAGTGTATAATCTCTGGGTTAGTCTTAGTCTTTTAAAAGGAGAGGAAATGAAAGGAAAAGAAGTAAAAAAATTTACATACGACGAAAATAGAAGTGCGTTGGATAACTTTAAGTTATGGCTTTACGAAAATGGTAATGAACGCTATTGGAATGAAGAAAAACCACTACAATACAAAGAGGCCGTTAATATTTTTGAAAGGCAATATTGCGTGAAATTAAATGCCGATTGAATTAGTTGTCCTCATCATCAACATCTTGGTCTTGATTGTCGTTGACTTCTTTGACGACACCCAGACCCCATGAATTATCTGCTAATTCTGATTTCTCTTTAACTTCAGCTTCCACGCTAGTATCTAATAATTCTTGACCCATAAGCTCTTTTAGTCTGGACTCTATTTCTTCTCTAGACATCATGTCTATCTTACCGAATCTAACTTCTTTCCTGTCTACGACTAAGCCGCCGACTTTCAATAAACTGTTTTGGGCAGATATAGCTGCGTTATAAGAGCCATCTTCCAGAGCTTTGTCCCTAATATCGTATAAATCCTTAACTGCTCTATCGTGATTCAATTCATACTTTTTACGCACTTCCGACATTAAATATTTATACTCCGACAATACGTTGTCATTCTTCATTAACTTATACGCTGATTGCCGAGCGTCTTTATAGCCCGACCGTGCTGCTGCTTCGACATAACTCATCTGTGGATTATTGACTATAGTCCAAACGAAAACTTGCTGTCTTCTATTTAGTTTCTTGTCCAGGTTGAAATATTCTATCTGTGGATTTTCTGCTGTGTGTAAGACAGGCTCGAACTTGGTGTCTGCTTTGCTCATGTTTGCATTTTAGAGTTTCTAAATGTAGATGTAAAGTATAGATTTGTTATTTGGATTAACTTTAGTGCCTACCCCTACTTATCCTATAAGTATATTCTAAGATTAGCACACAACTTTTGTAGGCGTCAAGATAAAAACACAATAAATATTAAATTAGATTACCAGACTATGACAAAAATGAAAAAAATGATTTTATTGCCAAAACCACTAAACATCAATGTTTCAGCTGTCAGAGTTTTGTTGACAAAAACAGACAAAAACAATTTTTACTTAATATCTGGTGGATTGTCGTAAAGTTTTTGATAAACTTCTGGGTCCATGTATTGCGATATAATACTATCTAAAATACCGACTGCTGTATTTATATCTTTAACTTCGTGAACTAATCTAGAAAAAGCATAACTAATAATCCAGATTATTGTTTCTGTGTTTTTTGTGCCTCTTATATTATTGTTTTTTAATAGACTATCTAATTGTGCTGCAGTCTCAGTAGGACTAGCGTCTTTCATGTGGTCTTTCAACTCTAATACTTTCATATAAAAATATGATAGCATAATAAACAGAGGGTTGTGTTGCTAAGGCCCCTCTGACGCCTAAGTCCGTACAAACTTCTGTTCTAATGGCAAGGAGAATCTACTGCCGAACAGGCAACAAAAATTATACGCCGTTACAATAAGGGTCGTAACCAGTTTCTGCTAAAAAATAACCAATCTCAACAGCAGCGTCCTCTGCACTCAATTCAATGCCTGAAGATTTCTGCAGATTATCTGCATATCGTCCTGCTAATTCTTCTTGATTGTCCCAACCAAAAGCATCAGCTTTTTGAAATGCCTCTATCTTAGCTGGGTCTTCGACTATCTTTTCGTAACATTCACGCATATATCTACCCATAAATTCTCCTTAATCAGTAATATTTATTACCGATAGTGGACATTTTATATCAAGATAGATTATACTTCAATGATAGGAGAGAATATATGTCTATAAATAAAGATAAGAAAAATTTACCTGCAAAAACAGATGATTCCTTAATAAACCATGCAGAGCATTTGTTAGCAGAAAGTTACTTCGCTCTTAGAAATTTAGAACAAATTTCAAAAGAGACACAAGATGATTTAATAAATATTATTAACAACGTACCTGTTTTCAAAGCAAGGGAGAGCAAAGATGAAGAATGAGCTGCCAGAAGAACTTATACGTTTTGACCATCAACCTTTGGGAGAGGCACTATACTTTCCGCACATAACAAACAATGAGTACCATGATAGTCCAGGTGTATCATCATCAGTTATAAGAAACTTTATGGACTCACAACTTCATGCCTTAGAAGAGGAAGTGTTACAGACTTCTGCTTTGAAGTTTGGTTCTGCAGCACACTCATTAATTGTAGAGGGTGAGTCAGCTTTCAATAACGATGTAGCCTGTATTGTTGGCTCACCTTATACACAATATAACAAAGACTTAAAAGCAGACTATGAGTCAAGAGGATTAACTGTAATAACACAAAAAGAAAAAGATACCATCTTTGCCATGAAAGAAAACTTGTTGGGCGAGGCAAAAATATTATTACATCCTGCTGATTTTGAATTTCCTGAAATTTTTACATACCCATATGAAAGAGCAATTTATTGGTGGGAAGATGATATTTTATTAAAAGTAAAAGCTGACGTTGTTAGATGTCCAACAGAACCAGGATTCGATAAAGATACTATTATTATAGTTGATTACAAAACAACACAAAGTTGTGAGCCAAATGCTTTCGCATCTTCTATAAAAAAGTATAAGTATGATTTACAAGCAGCGTGGTACAAAAGAGGATTTGAAAAAGCAGGATTCAAAGTAGCGGGTTTCTACTTTGTTGCACAAGAAAAAAAATATCCTTACGCATGTAAAATTTTTAAAATGAAAGCTTCTGATATGGAAGAGAAGTGGCAAGTTCTAGAACAATATTTAGGTGAATATAAAGAGGTGTTAAACGGCAAACAACCGTCTGTTTATAACACACCTGATATTGTAGAAGTTGATTTAAAAGGAGAAGAAAGTGATGAAAAAACGTAAAAATATAGACAGCATAAGCCCAAAAGAGTGGGACGAAGCTAGTAAGACTTTTGTAAAAAATGGCAAAACAGAGGATTTTGACCCTGTGAACAGACCACCACATTATAATCAAGGCACTATGGAAGCTATTGATTATATCAAACAACAGTTAGGGCCAATCGGTTATCGTGCTTACTGTGAGGGTACCGCTATTAAATATTTACATAGATATAAGTACAAGCAACAAAATATACAAGACCTTGAAAAATGTATATGGTATTTAAATAGGTTAAAAAATGAACTACAGGATATGTAAAATTGGTTGAAACTATTTTTGATGGTTTGCTGATTAGTCTTTTAATATTATCTTTGTTAGCTATAGCTTGGTTGATATTTATTGCTTGGTGGTTTGATGAATAAAAATATTAAGTTCACAAACAAAAAAGTAATAGAGTGGCTTGTTGTCTTCACATTAATTTCTACTATTTTATTTATTAAGTATTTTAAATTTGGTTGCTTATTAATTTGTGGTGATTGGTATGATGAATAAAAAAGGGGAGTTTACACTCCCCTAACCATTCGGGAGAGAACTTATGAATGATATTTTTAGATAATAAGCTAAATATCTAATATTGTCTATTTTTTATACAAAAAAAAAGAGCCGAATGTTACCACTCAGCTCTTTATATAAACGCCCTTACTATAAAGTAGGTGCTCTTTTTGGTGCACTTGCCTCTGTTGTGGCAGCCTTTGGGGCTTGGGCAGAGTTAGCAGCACTAACTACAGGCATATAAGCCTTTATATTAGTTTTTGTAACTGTGACCATTTCACCTTCATCATTTTGAAAAGAGTCTTCAAAATTACCAACTTTCAAGCGTACAGCTTTTCCCTGTAAATCAGCAACCGCTTCTGGAAACTGTTTAAAACCTGCAGCTTTACACAACTGAGTAAATATTTCATTTGATATTTGTTTAGCGTCAGGGTTAGCAGACCACAAACTATAATACTCGTTATGGTTCCTAAAAGTTCCGTTTGCTAAATCAAACACTACATGAACGGTCCAATTACCTTTAGCAGATTTATATTTCTCTGCTACGATAATCTTCGCATCATAAATTGCAGGTGGTGCAACATCTTTTGTTACCTCACCATCACCTGTGGTCTCTCTCCACTCGACATCATTAAAATCACTCATTTCTCCTCCTTACCTACTGGTTGTTGAGTGTTAAAACCTAGCTTATTAATTACGCTAGTTAAACAAGGTTCTTCAAAAGAGTTCAGTTTTCCTGACCTATCTTTTGCTGTATACCCTTGACCAATTTCTGTTTGCAACCATCTATTTTTTACAATAGTGCCTTCGTCATCTTGCTCTTCAATAACTCTAAGAGCTAACACCTCATCAAAAAAATATGTGATAGATTGTCCTAATTTAGTGCCAACCATTTTTGGTTCGTACTGCATAATATTATCAACATTTTGCTTTTCCATTTTTGATACAAATACGACGTGCATATGTAAATCTCTGAAAGCACGCATGACATTAGTAACAGACTCTTGCACATTACCATATGCCATTCTTGGGTCTTTGTGTTTTGCTTTTTCATAATTAAGTAAAATCTCAGACATTTCAGAAATAGAATCAAGACAAACAGTATCGTAGTTAAGCTCGCCACTTTTCAA